ACACCGGATAATGCTTCCATAGGTTCATAAAATATTGCTCTGTTTCCATTTTTAATAATTCTATTATTTAAAAAACTTTTTACTCTGTATGGTTTAAAATTAAAATCCCTTAAATCTTTTTTAGTTTTATTTGATTTAAATATTTCGTTAATCTCATCAACTGCTTCCTGCTCTGTAGTTATGTTGTCATTAAATAAATAACCCCATCCTTGTCTGTGTGTTAATGGTATACCAAACATCCAACCATTTTTATGTGCATAGTGATAAGTATAATCCCAAGTACCTGGTTCAGGAATAAGATTAACAAACGCTCTGTTAATGGGAAGAGAAGTAATCATATGGTAGTTAGAATAATCATCAGGATAACCTCTACAATCTATTACATAGTCATAAGTGCTTTTACCTTTTGTAAATAAAACGGTAACCTCTTTATCATTTTGTTTTAATTCTTTAATATCTTTGTTTAATACTTTAAATCTTTTTCCATAAATCTTTTTAGCTCTACTAAACATTTTTTCTGACAAAGCAAAGTTATCAAAATGCATCGCATAATGAGTCGGCAGAATGGGACTTATAAAATCTTTTTTTCTCCAATTTTTATAATGCACGCCTAGCTTTACAGTTGAGCTTAGTTCTTTAGAATCAATAAATACATTATAGTTAGCGGCTTCCCATAACAAAGAGGGTAAGTTAACATTGCTGCTTTCACCAATGCCTAGTATTTTTTTCTTAGGATTATATATGCAAGTTACTTCTGCCTTTTCTATATATTTTAAAAAATGTAAAACTGACATTACTCCAACTGTGCCTGTTCCTATTACTGCTATCTTCATTTAATAAACCCAACTTATAAAACTTAAACGAGTTCCTTTAGTTATTTTTTTTACCTGATGTTCAAATATAAAATTTGAAGGAAAGATTAATAAATCTCCTGCTTTCATCTTTATTGTTTTATCTAATACTACAAATTCTCCTCCTTCAAAAGAGTCATTTAGTTGCCCCACAACACTTAAAACTGGAACACCTTTTTTGTCTTCAAAAATACTTGTGATGTGATCTATGTGCGATGCCATGGTAGTTCCTTTTTTATATCTATGAAATAAGATTGGAGTATAGCCTGTCCACCCATAAAAAGATTTATGCTTTAAATCTTGTACATATTTAAGAATATAATTAAATAATACTTTCATAATAACATCATGGTGTTTTACTGTCTTTCCGGTTGACTCTAATTCTTTTCCATCTTTACGAGCCTCAAGTGTTTTTTCTGTGGGATTATACCAGCTATGAGATTCCCAATGTGAATTACTAATATTTTCAGAGGGGCTTTTCTTAATTGTTTTTAACGACTGTAACTCTTTAATCGTTTCTTTTAGAATAACTTTATCAAAACAATTAGAATATACTTGTATATATTTATCTGTATCAATTATCATAATTTCACATTTATATAGTCTTGTGGTAATCCTAAAACAGATCTACCATCAAACATATTTTTAGTTTTAAAAGGTCCATTTTTATCATTGTAATGAAAGAACACTTGACCACATAACTTACCTTTAAAAGGCTCTCTCCAATGTTCTAAATCTACTCCTCGATATAATAACATGTCTCCAGGTTTTAAATTTACTTTGGTGCCTTTTGCATTGCTAGATGCGGTAATACCTTTCTTACCCCCATCAACTTCTGGCAAACCTATGTTTTCTTTTGAATTAATATAAATAGGCCAATCATCACCACCAAGATTCATTGTAGAAGATATTTCACAGCTAACTCTATCTTTATGCCTATGTAAAATATTTCCTTTTTTATATAGTCTTGTGTACGCATACGTTGGAACTAATTTTGTTGAAGTTTTCTTTTCTATAAAAGGTAAAGTATTTATTAATAATGTCTCCATTAAATAATCTCCGTAAATAGCATAAGAGTTGGGAACTTGTGGATCATCAAAAATACCAAACCATTTTGTAGCGATACCGTAATAACGTAGCTTTTTTTCTGCGGCCTCTCTCATCTTTAAATAATTAAAAGCAAGTTCTGCTGTTTCTTTTGAAACAACATTTTTTACAACTTGATATTTGTTTTTTTTAAAACTCATCTTAATTTAGGTCCTGTAGCAAGTAGAGTTAATGTTTTCCTTACGCCACTCAACACAGGAGTTACTTTGTGGTTAATATAAGATTTAAACAGCAATAACGTGCCGGGTTTAAATTCTTCTACAACATGTTCCTCACCATTAAATATACAAAATTTTCCACCCGTATACTTATCAGATAGATTAACTAGAACCGTCAGCTTGACATCATAAATATCAGATCTTGAGGCATCATAATGCCACCCATATTCGCTTTTCTTTTTACTATCGTATACGTTTAATAAACATTTACTTAGATTATTAAATGGAGATAAAAGATATCCAAAGTTATGTTGATTGTAAGAGTGTACGCTTGATTCTAAATTACCTAACATGTTTTTAATTTTTCCCCATTCAATGAGAAGAGTATTTGCTTTCTTTTTAGATGCATTGTTTTTGTCCATAGCAACTGCATCAGGTTTTTCTATATCTGTATGGTTGTTTTCAATATATTCTGAAATCTTTTTTCTTTCTTTTGCAGAATAATAATTTTCTACATACCAATAGTCATATTGCCAACTCATTTTGTAATATCTGAATGCACCGCTTGAACATTAAAATGAATAAATCTAAAAGGATCTATTCCTAAATCTATAGGAAACTCATGTGTTAAGTAACCAGGAAAGAATATAAAAGTTCCTGGTTGAATTTTAAAATTAATTGAAGAGGACCCCATCTTTATTTCTTTGCTCTGTTCTAAAGGTAGCTTAGTCATAAGAGCACCAGGTCTCGGATCATGAAATATAGGATAAGATGTTTTATCTGAACACTTTAAAAAATAAAATCCAGATACGTGTTGATTATAATGCATGTGAGAAGAATGATGTCCGCCTTTAGATCCAAACTCTTGAACCCATAACTCATTTAATTTTAATTTGTATGCACTTAAATCAAACCCTTGTGCCTTTAAAAAATTATTACTTGTAGCCATAATAAGATTAATAAAACCTTCAAATCGTGGGTCATCGTATAATTTAGTAGAGTGGTGAGATAAACCAAAATCTCCTAATTTAGTTTTTAAATCTTTGTCCCTAATTTTGCTAGATTCTTTGTTCCTTGCTTTAGCTTCTTTAATATAAGGATCAGTAGTTTTAATTAATGGTTTTACAAATGATGGGTCCTGAACATCCCATACAGGTGTTGGAAATAAAATTGAATTATATAAATCACTCATTTTTTAGTTATCCTTTCTATAAAAAAGGGGACAGTTAATCTAGCACAGTCTAACGAAGTTGGACCATGATTTTTTTGCGCATCATAACAGATCATAGTATTAAAGCAATTTGAAAAAATAGCAGTTTCGTTATTGTCTTTATCGTACAGTGTTGTTCCTGTATTTATATCATTACCTTTATTTAAATAAATTAAACCAGCCAATACATTCTTTTCATCTGTGTGAATAGTATTAGTTTTATTAAAACCAACAGATGTTTTTTTATCTGATTTATGAAAATAAACTCTAGCTATAATATCAGCTCCTTCTAATTCTTTCATATCATAATAATAACTTAAAACCTTCTTAATAACAAATGAAAATAAATCAGGGTTTAACGAATGTATAGATTTTGTTCTAACACCGGGCCATTTTTGATCATCTTTTGTTTTGTCACTTTCATAAAATTTAAGGGTTTTAGAATACTTAATGAGTTCTAATGGCTTATCAAAAAAATTAGGTGCTTGTATTGTGTTATACAAAATTAAACCACCCAGTAATAATTATTTTTTCTTTTTTGTTATTAACAATGCCTTTGTGTGTATGTGTCCACGCTGCAGGCCAAATAACTGTTTTACCTTTAAGAGCTTTGACTTTAAGTTTTTGATATTTAAATTCAGTTCCTGCATTTTCCACAGTATTTAAGTAAGTCATAAAAACTAAATGCCTTGTTATACATTCGTCTTGTCCATCATTTTCAAAATGATAAACAGGAAAACCATCGCCGGGTTTATAATATTGAATTTTTATAGTTGGACATATTTCAAATCTAACAGTGTAGTTAGCATGCTTATATGTTTTTAAATAACTTTGTAAAACTTTGTTTAAATGATTGTTATATTCTTTGTATATACTATCTTTTCTAGTTAAGATAATTTCACTAGAAGTTTTTCCTTTACAGTATTTATCAGGAACATATCTATCAGGGTTATCTTTATAAAATTTTACTAACTTATCACACATCGTTTCTGATATTTGTTCTGAGTATATAAACGATTCCATGTTATCTTAAATTAATATTTATGTTTGCTCTAATCTTAGTGTCTGTTTGTGATACACTACAATGCCTTCTAAGACCATCAAATAAAAGTAATTGATTTTCAACCGATGGTATTTTCTCTTTAGTGTCTTCAAAATAAGTAAAGCCATTGTTTTTATTTAATGAATACAAAGCAACTGTATGAGGTTCGTCAAAGTCTCTATGCATTTCTGTATAAACAAATTTATTTTTTCTTGTATAAAAATTTAATTTAGCACGTAACAAATAATTAAAATTTAATTTACCTAGTATAGGCATGAGAATATTACTGAAATAACCACTCTGTTGGCTGTTCTCAGAAAAAAATTTATGCGTAAACATAAAATCAGAATCATCACTTAATGAGCCGGTTTGATCACTATAATAAAAGGGAAACTGATCAGAAAAAATAGTCTCTTTAATTTTTTTAAAAATGTTAGGCTCTAAAAAATTAGGTATAATTTTCATTATTTAAAATCAAATCCCTCTGCCCATGCTACTAAACTATATCTTTTACCTTTAGTAACAGGTTCTACTTTGTGCCACATAGTAGAAGGAAAAACAATAACAGTTCCTTTCTTTTTTAATTCAGGTATCTCTCTAACTTCTTGTGGACTTATCATCATCTTAAATTCGCCTCCTGTATATTCTGACGAATCATTTAAAGAAATTACAGCGGACAATTTTCTTTGTCTTTTATTTTTAGTTGGGATAACATGGCTATCTACATGATAATCATAAAATTGATTTAAAAGATATTCCGTGTATTGTACTTGTTCTGTTCGAAACCACTCAAAGTTCCAACCTGCTTTCTCGTTTGCTTTAGTTAAAAAAGAATGAAGTGTTTGATGAATCCAAGGCTCATCAAGAAAAGCTATATTAGTGTCTCGCATCTTAGGATCTACTTCTAGTTTATCACCTACTTTTGCTTCTCTTAGTTTTTGTTTTTTAGCTACTTTATGAAGTTTGTTTATCCATTTATCATCAACTCCGTTGTTCCAATACCAATAAGGAAATTTATAATACATCTTACAGGAACTGTCCTATGTCATTTGACTCTGCAAACAAAGTAGTTAGTAATATAGCAGGTTTGTGTGAATTGTTTTTACCTATGTGATAATTGATGTCCGCATCAAAAATAACGTAATCGTTATTTTTTAATTTAAAAATATGTTTTTTGTATGGAGTTATTTCTAAAACAACATCAATACTGTTTTCAATTGATGCTCCATAGATCGCTTGACAAGAAGGTATGTAACTTAAATCTTTGTATTGAAAATTATTTCTTGTTTGTGTTCTTTCATTAGGCATTAAATAATTACCCCACGACTCTGTTGGCACCGCATTATATTTGTACAACGCAACTAAATAATCAATAAAGTAAGTATTTAAAGCTGTTTTTTCTATAGAGTGACGAACAGAATAGTCTTCATATCTACTATCTGTTGGATTATTATTTCTTCTTTTATTAGTTAGATAAAAACTTTCTAATACTGAGCCAGCTATAACCTCTCTTGGAAATCTATCCTTATTAGGAAAAGTAACTTCACCTGTGTAAGCTATCTTTTTTTCTAAAACTTTTTCTTTCATATGTTCTTTTTTAAAAAGAATTTTTATTCGGGTAATTTACCCGCTGCTATATCGTCTGGATATCTCCAAATTTTATACTCACTATTCCAAACATAATCATCACCTGGTTTATTTGGTTTAAAATCTCCATCAGATTCATCAAAAGTTCCACCAATCGCAATTCCTTTTTGTGCTGGATCGATAAGCTTCCATTTAGACCAACCTGTAAGATTTGTTAAAAAAGAAATTCCAGTGGCTTCATCACCATTGTTACAATCAGCATCATCTACAGCAAGCGTTGTAAGAACTAAATTGTTATCATCTAATTTTGCGAAACTATGAATTGCCATTATGCTACGTATGTCCCTGATGAGTTAAAAGTGTGAATAGTATCTGCCCCACTTGTTGTTACTGATCCTGATGTTGTACAAGAAGAAGCTGTAAGTCTTCTAATAACAACTCTTCCTGATCCACCTAAGCCGCCTGCGTGTGGTCCTGGAGGGCCCATATGACCTCCTCCGCCGCCACCTAAGCCGTTTGAGCCGTTGATTGCTGGGTTACTACTGTGAACAGATCGGCCGCCGCCTCCTGGTCCACCATTTGCACCATTTGCACCACCTCCGCCACCTCCAGCGTAAGTTGTACAAGAACCTTCAATATTTGATACAGCTCCGGGTCCGCCTGTAGTTCCTGAGCCAGGTCCTCCAGCTCCGCCTCCGCCACCGCCGGGCGCTGGGTTTCCTTCAGGAGGAGAGTATCCTCCAGCATTTCCAGTTCCGCCTGGACCTGCTCCTGATCCTCCGTTTTGTGGAGTGTTAGTACCTCCTGGGTTACCACCAACTCCTCCGCCTGTAGATGCTATACAAGAAAAAGCGCTATTGCTACCTGCTGATGTAGCACCTGGTGTAGCACCAACTGTTACAGTGTAAGATTCACAAGCTTCAACTTCAAAAGTTTTACAAGCTAATGTACGGTATCCGCCTGCTCCGCCACCGCCTGAAGTTGCAGATCCGGGTCCACCGCCTCCGCCTCCGCCGGCAGCTATAACTAAATACCTAACGTTGTATAATTTTTTTCCTGATCCTGCACCAAAACCTAGTACTTGATATCCAAACATGTTTTATTCTCCTTATGCGTCGTTAGCCGCGTCAGTAGTAAAGAATAATTTAATACCCAAAACTCTACATTCTCCTGTAAAAGTATCGCTACCATCTGCTGCGTCTCTAAAAAATTGAAAGTAAGATTGCTCACCTGCTGCAGGGGAACCTGCAACGGTCATAGCACTACTTTCATCTGAAATTTGTTGGTCTTTTACTGTGCCGATACCAGCATCTGTAACGTTGATAGCTGTTCCGTATGCAACATCAATAGTATCACTATCTGCACACGCTACACCTTGTAAACCAAAAATAGCATTTCCTGTGTTTGTAGTAGAAGGAGACCAATAAACTTGATAAGTTAATGTTCCTTCATTCCATGATTTCGGCATTCCTATTGTAAATTGTGTATATTGTTTTGTACTAGCATCAAAATCAAATACATTTAAATCTGGTCTTGTAGCTGTTGTTTCTACTAAAGCTACATCTGCAGGATTAGTTGTAGGTCCGTACATTGCAGTAGCTGGTATCCATATAGTTTCTTTACCAGCAATTTTAATTGCAGCTGTTGCTGATTTAAGAACCCCTGATCCTTTAGGATTTAAATTTAAATCAATGTTTGTGTCACCACCAGTAGATGAAAGAATTGGTCCATTACTTGAAGCAGCATTAGTTACTGAGACTTCATTTACAGCTGAACCTGTTGTAGCAAATTTAACTTGCTCATTTCCGTTTTCATCATTAATTGATTTTGTATTATCAATAATAATATTTTGACCATTAGTGTCTAGGTCCGCTGAAAGTTGTGGTGAGAAGTCAGAAGATAATTCTGTGAAAGCTGTGTCCACAATGTTCGTACCATCACCATAAACCATCTTCGTGCCTTTGTCAGCTGCAGCCCATACTACTCCAGATCCTGAAGATGTTTTGACTGTTACTGAATAAGCGCCTGAAGTGGCATTGTCTACTATGTAAACTTTTTCTACTACAGGAACAACTACGTTAACGTTTGTTGTAATAGTTCCAGTTAATTGTAATACTGCATTTTTTCCATTGGAAACCGCACCATTTGAAACTGTTAATGTTGCACCTGTTGTAGCATTAAGAGCTACTGCTTCATAACCAGCAATTGCTTGTTCTACGATTAATAAGTTTGTATTTGTAATTTGTCCCCACGTTCCCGAGTTTTCACCGGTTGCTTGAACTGTAAGTTTTAAAAAACTTGATGTTGAATTCGCCATAATTATTTACTCCGATTTGTTATTTTTATTAAATTTAAGCTGCGGTGTCAACCTCTTTCCAAGTAGCGGTTGTGCCGGTATTGACGGTTTCCCAGATTAAAGCATTAAGCGATCCAGTAGACGTTGTCAAGTTATTTCCTGTTAAACTTACTGTCCCCGTTCCAGTTAAACTTACACTACCAAGTGCACTTGTCAAGGCTATTCCTGAAGGAGATGCAATAGTATTTGGTGTAGCTACAACACTTGCAAGAGTCGCTGTTAGTCCTATTCCTGAAGGTGCTACTTGTATAGAATCAGATATTCCACCCCAGTCTAAAGCACCCCATGTAGATCTTCCCCAACCTACGTTAATTTCAGTAGATACTCCTACATCAGCAACAGTTGAAGTTAATCCAAATCCTACTAAATCAGCTTTATCGTTTCCGTCATTATTCCATAAACCTTGACCCCAAGTTTGTCTGCCCCAACCAGTGTTAACTTCTGCTGTTACAGATACTGAACCAAGATTAGCAGTTAAATCAAAACTTCCAGTGACTAGTGTTCCAGGTATACCCCAACCTAATCTTCCCCATTGTTGTCTACCCCAACCAGTATTAACTTCACTTGTTATAGATACTGAACCTAAAGAAGCTGATAAACCAAATCCAGTAATTGCTGCAGCTTCGTTTGGAGACCCCCATGCTTGAGCTCCCCATTCTGTTCTACCCCAACCAATATTTACTTCTGTCGTTGTGGCTACAGATCCTAAACTTGCTGATAAGGCTTGACCTGTTACATTTACATTTAATTCTGTTTCGTTAGTATTCCAACCTTCTGCTCCCCAAGTTTTTCTTCCCCAACCAGTATTAACTTGAGTTGTAATGGATACAGATCCAAGGCTTGCGGACATTCCTATACCTGTTGCTAGAGCAGTTCCAAAACTACCCCAAGATGCTTCGTTCCAACCAAATCTACCCCAACCTTTATTTATTTGAGATGAAATAGTTACACTTCCTAATGAAGCTGACATACCTATGCCACTTGGAAATGCATCAGTGTTTGTAGCTGCGCCCCATTGATCAGATCCCCAAAATCTTCTACTCCAACCTTCTTCTACGGTTGCGTCTATAGTTACACTAGCTAAATTTGAAGTTAATGGAAATCCTGTTACTTGAGGTGTAGCGTTATCTTGATCACCCCAACTACCCGTACTCCAACTTAAAGATGACCATCCATCATTAACAATATCAACTTCTCCTCCCATGCCGATGCCATGATAAAAACAATAATAATAAAAATCAGTTGCGCTTGCAGGTGTAATTTCTACATATCGAGTTGTTGCTGAATTAAAAGATCCACTAGCGTAAGAAGAATAAGGAACAGATGATCCATCTAAATTATAAACAACTCCTGTTTCTATTCTTCCAGAGTTAGGATTTGATGAATCGGTAGTAAATAATAATGGATGGCCATCGTTTGTGGCATCGTCTTGATTAAATTTTAAAGTAGCACCTTGTGTCCACGTAATATCTAAATCACGAACACCGTCTAAAAAATAAACGCTTCCGGTGCCTGAACCGGACGGATAACGATTTCCAGTTGCGACTGTGACTGTGTAAGTTTTATCCGCCATAGGAGGTTTCTCCTATTATCCGGATATTCTTAATATCGCTGCTGCTGTTGTGAATGCTGGGAACTGAATTGTAAAAGTTCCTGAAGTTGCAGTTTTATCGCTACCAAAATCTAAAACTACTACAGCGTCTGTTGTATTAGAACCTGACCCCATAGTTGTGTTGTAGATTAATGCACCTCTTGCTGTAATAGTTGCACCCGTGAAAGATAAATCAGCAAAATCAGTTATCGCTACTGCTGAAGCCACTGAAGTTCCAGTGTTAACTAATGCTTTACCGCCTGCTGCGTAAGTGCCTGAAGCACCAACTTCTTGCGTTGTTGTGTAGGTTGCTGTGTTTGCATTTAAAGTTGCTGAAGATGTGTAAAGTGCTAGTTTAAAAGTGTCTCCACCTGATTGTGAAAAACTATGATCTCCATCTAAAAGTTCTTTTTTAAAACTGCTACATACTGCTTGTGTTATTGCCATAAAACTCCTTATTGTTTTCCAATTCGAGGAACACCACTTTGATATTCATCTCGTCTTCGTCTTCCCATTTGCTCAATTGAGAATCCTTTAACTGCTTCAACGTATTTTTTATCATAATGTTGGAGCATGTCAAGTGGACCTTTCAAAAATCCATATGCCTCTACCAGGCAAGCATACAATAAGCCGTTGGGAAATTTTTGACTTAGGTATGTAGTAGCATTTGTACTAGATAATCCTTGTGGTTTCAAGATATAATTTAATTGAATTGTGTAAGTAGCATTAGGGACCGGAGCAAAAACTAAATGGTTTTCATCCCAATAGCTGTAGTATTTAGGAACTCCTGTAGCAT